CGTCTCCAGGTGCGTAATTCGTATTAAAAGAAAATTAAAAGGGGGCTTTCGGGCCCCCTTTTTTTATGGTAGAGAAGGGTAATCATGAAGACATTTCGAGTACAGATTAGAGCATATGGATACTATGCGGACTTCAATGTTGTGTCAGAGGACAATGACAAAGCATTTGAAAATGCACTAGTTGACAAACTAGGAGAAAATGCTATAGTATGGGAAAAAGATGGATTCAGTGATTCGTCTAAATTATGGATAACCTATGAGGAGACCATAGATGCAAATACAAGTCA